CACCACAGCTACACTGGAATGCCTACCTATTACAGGAATATCTGGATAAGCCAGTCGAGTATGGCCTTCTTAGCTTTATCAGGGGCGGTGATAAACCTATTCTGGAAGAAGTAAAGATTGATCCTGCCTATCAGGAAGAACTTATTAATCTGGGTAAATACTTTATGAATTGCGTAAAATTAGGTTTTGAGCCTGATGAATTACCAACAATACAGGACTTTGTTCCACAGGCTGATTTAGTGCCAGTAGATATGGAAACAGATGATCGTTGGAAGTCTTTTGCCCTGCAATTAATCCAGACTGAAGGTGCCACTAAAATCTTCAAAGAAAGTTCTGATAAAATTAAAAAGTTAGTTCCACCTAATGCCAGTGAATGTTTTGGACATGGGGTGAAAATTAAAGTGCAACGTAATGGATCAAAGAGGTTGGAAGTATGCAAGAACTAGGACAAATGACATCTAAAATAATACCTAGACCTATGGCCAATAAGCCAGAAGGTAAATCACAAAATATGCAATCTTTGTATCATGCCAAGGCAAAGTGGGTATCCGAGGCAAAAAGATTTCTTATTAAAGATTCACAAAACCCATTTCATAGCAGTAAGTATGCAAGTTTACCCTATGTACAAAGGTGTATTGATAGTGCGATTAAGTTTGATTTAATCCTGCAAAATACATTTGAATACATAGAAGGCCAAACTGTATTTGTGTCCAAACTTGTACACCTGCCAAGCCTGCAAATGGAAGTTTCTAAAATACCAGTGCTATTGACCAAAAATGATCCACAGGCTTTAGCCTCTGCGGTTACTTATTACAGAAGGCTTATATGTGCCTCTATGTTGGACATTGTCACTGTAGACGAAAACGAACAAAAAGAATTTGCTGAATATCTGTTTGACGATGATGACGATGGTAACTCGGCAATGGACAATAAAGATGAGGGTGGCTCCAAAGGAACCTCATCAAAGTCTGGCTCAAAGTCTCCTCAAAACAATGGGTCAGACGAAAACAAAGATCTTCCTAAATTCAAAAACGAATATGAGAAGATTAAATATAAAGCAGATCGATGCGGAACTTTGGATACTCTTAGAGCCATGTGGCAAGAAGAAAAACCTAAAACGCAAGAGGCAATCGATTATTTTTATACAAGAAAAAACCAAATAGAAGGGAAATAAAATGGAACAAGAAAAGAAACTAATTAAGTATGGTGAAGATCCACTTACTGTATCAGTGAATGAAAATAACAAAAAATCAGAGGATTGGCATTGCGATTATAACTGCAAGATAGTCCTTGGTAATGGTGATGTTCTCTGGGCAAATTTATACAAGAAAAATGACACTTGGTTTGCAGGCAAAATAAAAGATCCGATGAATGACAAAATCCCTTTCTAAAGCTGATATATTTGAACAGGCAAAGGCCTTAACTACTGGTGACAGGCATAATGCATATGGTGACATAAGTGTTAATTTTACCAGAACTGCGGACTTGTTGAATGCATATTTCCAAGGAAGAGATCTGTCAAAAGAACCAATTCAATCCTTTGAGATCGGTATCATTAACCAATTACAAAAGATATCCAGAATTGCCCATGATCCAACTAATCCTGATTCCCATGTTGATAATGTGGGTTTTGGCGGAATAACTGGTGAATTAGCCCTAAAGGACTGGGGCTAATGAACATATGTCCTTCTTGTAAAACTGTTATGAATAGGACTGAATTACAGGATGTATACAAATGTCCATCCTGTAATATGGTTGTCGATGATGTTTTTGCTAGAAATAAATTCAATTACTGTTCCGAGTGTGGAAAAAAACTCGGCAAGGTGAATCACAAAAGACGTAAATATTCAATTTGTTATGAGTGTAGAGGGGATAGAGTGTCAAGTAATCCAGAATTAAGAAAGATTTTTGAAGATTTACAAAAGATAAATAGTAAAAAAACACCAAAAGAATTAGGCATGGATGAAAAATTTGAAGATGATCCTAGAGCCATAAAAGAAAACAATGAAGATACAGGAAGAGTTATGAGAAAACCCACCCAGATTTATAAGGGTGGGGTTGACTTTGAATAATTATCTTTCCATTACTTTCTTCATCAATTGCTCGGCCTGTTTTGCATCCCTGGCTTGCTCTAAATCAACAATAGTGTAATTAGTCTCGGCAGTAGTTGAGTGCTTGCTATGCCCCATCCTAGCCTTTCTAATGTGGTCTGGAACCTCGGAGATCATGCTAGTATTGTAATACTTTCTAAATCCACCAATACCATAATCAGGAACACCTGCCAGGTCACAAATCTTCTTGATGTTTTTTCTCATGGCATTTTGCTCAAAAGGCTTTTTACCATAGGCATTTGGAAATACCCAGAGATCAGAATAAGACTTTAATTTCCATTCCCTAAGTATGCTTATTAAACCTTCTGGTAAACCTAATGTTCTTACCCTGTAGAAGTTCTTTGTGTCCTGCATACCGCCCTTGTTATCAATAGTTCTTTGTACTGTGACAGTTCTACTATCAAAACTTATGTCATCCCACTGTAGCCCCTGCAATTCGTTTGCAGACAGGCCAGTAAATGCTGAGAACATTACAAAACACTGAAGGTAAGTTGTTTTCTCAATCTTAATCATAGAGGCAATGTTATCGTGCGAATAACCGCCCCTTTCTTTTTCACCGCCAGTAATTTTATCTCTTTCAGTAGGATTGTTAGGATTGACTGCAATGTAACCCTTATTGATAGCAAACTTCATGATCATATTTAATGTACCAACACAATGTCTGATCAGCTTTGCAGACTTGCCAGAGTTGGCTTTACTATCAATGAACAGATTAATATCACCAGTAGTGATCTTTCTGATTGATTTACCGCCAAAGTAGGGCTTTAAATGAAGGCTGTAATGTCTTTGATCATTGTCAAAAGACCTTGCCCTGATACCCTTTACAGGCCTGTTAATAGACATCTTCCTGGCATCCAATGCTTTTTCAGCAATGTCCTCAAAGTATGCATCTTCAACAACCTTTGCCTGGCTTTTCAAAATTGTTTCTAATTGTTCTCTTTCTTCTTTTAATTTCTTCTTATTAGAATTAGTTACCTTCTTAAAAACTTTAGGCCAGGTACCAGTATTTTCATCCATTACTTTGTACGAAAATTGGTACGATTTAAACTTCTTGCCTCTTCTAACACCAGAAATAGAATAAATATCTGTGATCTTATATTCAGCCATTAGTTTGCTCCCTTTCCTGGAATGAAATGTATATCGCCTTCATAGTCTTGAACCATGATCTCTTTAACTCCTGCCTCAACAGCAATATCTTTTGCCATCATGATAAATACATCATGTTCATCAGATGGTACTGCCACCTCAATCTTAGTAGCTTTGATTTGTTTGCCATCCCCTTTCCATTGCCCATACACTTCATAGAATGTAGAACCACCAAATTCCTTAGTGAAATCATTGACAGCACTATTAATAAGATAAGTTAGAGATTTGTTTGGACTATCAAGTGGAATGATTATGAATGATAGTTTCATTAGTTTGCCCCCTTTATGAAATTATCAAACTTGAATGAATGCTTAGATAAGGCTTTTATAAGTTGATCGATTGTACCCTTGTCAGAGGTGATAAGGATATCTTCCTCACTAGTGTGGTAAAGCATTCTCCACTCGTATCCACATAGTCTGTCAAGGAACCTGATAGCAGTATAGCTTTCAGCCTCGATGATATAGTCATCACCCATTTGATGTATAAATAAATCTCTCATTAGCTTAACTCCTCATACCATTCGTCTGGAATATCAAGACACTCCTCACACTCGGTACAATATTCGTATTCTAATGCATCTGATTTTGATGTTTCGTGACCACACTCATCACATTTTATTGATTTAATATTTTCCATGATTTTGTCTCCTCAATTACGTTATATAAGTAGTATAAGCATTATATGCCTATAAGTCAAGAATAAATACGAAAAAAAATGGAATAAACCTGACGACTGGTTGGTACGATGGTTGGTATAACCAAACCCTTATCAGGCTTAAAACGCAAAAAAACCCCAAAAACCGAAGTCTTTGAGGGTGATCTAAGTAATTGATTTTATTAAGAAAGTTGGTTGCGGGGGTAGGATTTGAACCTACGACCTTCAGGTTATGAGCCTGACTCATTCCTGCGGTTTTCTGCCATTTGTCAAAGGTGGTTGGTATAGTGGTTGGTATAATTTTTCGCACTTTCTTCTGGTTGGTATTGTGGTTGGTATACTATGGTTTTTTCAAAGTTTTTGCAACTTTTTCTCCAGACCTACCAACAACATAACCACCAACACCTACTGTGAGAAGTGTCCAAAGTTCATCAGGTAAAGGGATCATCATCTTATGACCACTGACAACCTCTACCAATGGAAAGATTAAATAGTTTACACTTACAATGAGTGTAATATTCATCATCAGAATTGGCCTCCAACTACTGGCAATCCAACTTTCAGATTTGGCCTCGGCAAGAATAATCTGACTTGCTGATGCCTCTATTTGTTTTGTGTTTTCCAGTAAAGCCAGTCTAACCTTGTTTTCAGCCTCTGCCTTTTTATCAGGGTCTGGTATGGCCTCCTTGACTATGTCACCAACTATTGGTGCTAGTGCTGATATTAATCCTATCAAATTATTCTCCCTTAGTTTGATAACTTGTAAATCTGCCCTCTTTTACTTTGATACATTTCCAACGAATAGCCTTCCATTTAGGCATGTACATTGGAACCTGTGATCCCATTTCTAAGGCTCTTTCCCTACATTTTTCGTATGTTTCATAAACCACTGGATATTGAAAGTTTTCAAGCATTGTGCAAACTGTTGCTGAATTTATAAGGCAAATAGTAACTACAGCCTTAAACATCCTGCCATTGACCAGTACGCATTTGCTCTGATAATTCGTATGCTCTTTGCCCCACCTGGGATGCCCATTTTGATTCACCACCATTAGAGCCTGTAATCATTTCTTTTGATGCACCTTCAAAGTCACCACTGGTAAGACAACCAATAAATTTCTGAAAAGTATTTAAACCACTAAATCCCAGATTGAAACACATATTGTCACACACAGCTTTCCTAACTTCATCCAGGTCATTATACCAGGCAGTACCTCTTAATTGCTCCTGTACCTTCTTGACATCATTAACAAGCATTAGTTCAGCCTCTTCTTCAGTAACCCCAACATCATCAAGGTTTCTGCCATAAGCAATTGTTAATTTGTTGGCTGTGCAGTGGTATGGGAAAAGTCTTTTGCCTTCATGTCGTTTTAACTGTTCAATTAAATTGCTCATAATTAACCTTTTAAATATCCAATCCAGAAATAAATTACACCTAAACCAATACTGGCAATAACAACTCCGACTGTGCAATTTATAACTAAATCTCGCTGTCTTGCCTGTTCTTCCAAGGCCTTTTTATGTTCTGCTCTAGCTTGTGCAATGGTGGCTTGGAGACGTTCCCATTGACCACTAGACCCATATAGAAGGAACATACTGCGTAATTCGTCTTTTAATCTTTGCTGTTCTTCTTCCTTAAAATGTTGGTCAATCGCATCATCCATAATGCTACCAAATATTCTTTTCTTTTTTTTTCTTTCTTTACCAAAGCCTAGTTCAGCCTCACCTTTGGCATAATTTTGTATGGCTGTTGTGGCTGACGAAAGATCTCGACCCATCTCAACACATTTTTTTAGTGTTTTATGGGCAGACACAATCAACCCAAAAGCAGAAACTGGATCTATCATTAATATTTCTCTTAATTTATTTGGAAAGGACTTTGTCTAATTTATCTTCAAGACGATGAAGAGCCTCCATGACACGACCTGAAGTATCTCTCAAATCTTCCTTAGAGGCATATTCTTCTCTAGTTTTGTTTAATAATATTTGTAATCTTTTGACTTCAGCAAACATTTTGGAAAATGCCCAACCAAATGGAAGTATGACCAGTGTCAAAACTAAGTTCCAAAGTAATGTTGCCTCTATCTCCATTAACTGACTTCACTCGCCAAACTAGCCTCTTCATCAGTCTCAATTGATGTAATAAGTTTGTTTGTGAAAGCATCCTGAGACATGGTTATTTGATCTAATTCAAATCGCAAGTTAGCTGATTTGCTTTGGCAACTTCTGATCTGATTAATAAAATATTGCTGATCCTTATTTAGATCTTTTTCAATATCAAATTCTTTGCCATCAATTGTTACAACATTATTATCCATTAAAATGGTACTCCACTTGCTGTAATTGGGTTCTTCATTAGTGATATTTGATTTGCTATACTATCTTCAATGTTCTTAACTTCATCAGTACCAAGAGCATCTTTTGCCCAACCAATCGCCACATCCTCACTAATATCTGCATACGCTACAAAATCACCTGATCCCAATGTTACTCCTACAGAGCCATATGATGAGCCAGTATTCCCATCACTATCTGTATCACTTGCTGTCCAATGAATAGTCGTTACTACATTAGCTTTTCCATCTTGTGTAATATCTCTATCCATTGATGCTATAGTCCATGTTACTGCCATTTTATGCTCCTTCTAGTGCTGTTATTCTTGATTCTAATTCTTGTATGGTTTTTACG